AAATCTGCTGTTTCTGTGGCTTCTGGTTCTTCTGTTTCTGTAACTGTTTCTCCTGCTGTTATTAGCGGTGGTCAGTTCCAGAATGTGAGCATCCCAAGCCCTGTTGCTTCTGCTGCTGTAACATTCTTTGCATCACAATACAATGCAAGTGGCTCTGGCATCGTCAGCCCACAAAACATCGTAATGCATCGCAATGCTTACACAATGGCTATGGCTGACCTTGAGTTGCCTGAAGGTGTTCATTTTGCTGGTCGTGCATCAGACAAAGAAATTGGTTTGTCTATGCGAGTCGTGAGGCAGTACACCATAAATAACGATAGTATTCCAACTCGTGTGGATGTTCTATATGGTTGGGCTCCACTCTACCCAGAATTGGCTTGCCGAGTAGCAGCCTAATGATTGGAAGGGGTAAAACCCTTCCTTTTTAAACATATTTAAGGAATAAATCATGAGTAATCCAGGACCAGCAGTAACCAATACTACCCACCCATCGAACCTCAATAGCCAACAGGCTTTGCGAGTTTTAGGTGTTCTAAAGGGTGTTTCCACAGCAGCAGCAGCAGACTTTGCTGTTCAAATTAACAATAGCGCACTTTATGTTCCTGCTTCAGTTGTTGTAGCTAATGCTAACAACAATGGCGCAACACAATCTGTAGCTTCTGTAAATTTGGGTGTTTATACAGCAGTTGCTAAAGGTGGTTCAGCAGTTTTGACAGCAGCAGCTTTGACAAGTCAAACTACTCCATCTTATGTAACTATTTCTGCTGCAACTAACCCTAATACAGCTTTGTCAGCTCAAACTGTTTATGTAAATATTTCTACAGCTTTCGCTACTGCGACTGTTGATGTTTATATCTATGGATATGACTTAAGCCCAGGCGCATACTAAGAAATACCATGAAGTAAAAAGATAAAGGCCATGCCCAAAAAGTGTGGCCTTTTTTCTTAAATACCCTATAATTGATTAACCTTATTTAAAGGAAAAACCATGCCATCTACCACTATTGCTCGTGGAAATGCTATCAGCACTTTCTATGTATCAGCACCTTTAGTTCCAACTGCTGTAGCTTCTACTTCAGCAACTCAAACTTATTCATTGCCAGGACTTCAAACTACAGACATTATTTCTGTTATTGGTGTTATCGGCTCACAAACTGCTGGTGTTACTGTAGCTGAAGCAGATTGCTTTACTGCTGGTGTATTGTCTATTCAATGGATAAATGCAAGCGGTTCTAGCGCAACTCCTGCTACTGGTAACTATGCTATTCAAGTTGTTCGCCCAGAAGGTTCACTACCTGCTACTGCGGTTTAAGGAGTTAAATAATGGCTTACAATTCAGCTTTTGCACCTTTTGGCCCAACATACCTTGTTGGAAGTTTGGCTGCTGTTCAAGTTAAATCTAGCAATAATGTATATCCTTCAGGTTATCGAATTGTAAACATTACTTCTAGCTTAATTCGAGTATCTTGGCAGCCCCAGGAGCCTAATGATGGGACTTCTACTCCTGTAGTTACAGCTCCTGGCTTAACAACTCCTTCTGCTAATACTTTTGCTATTCCTGCTAATGGTGTAGCGGTATTTAGCGGTATTCCACCTAATGCTTGGTTCTTGTCTAGTGCAGCTTCAAGCGCAGAAATCACTCCAGGCGAAGGAATTGCATAATGAGTTCAAACCAAGTAGCAAGTACCAATACCCAAAATATTGTTCCAGTTCAAGCGGAATTTGATACAGCAGGTAATTGCCTTGGTTTGGTAGGCCCAGGAGGGGTAATTTTTTACCCTCCTACTACTTTTGCCAATGTTCTAAATCAGCCTCATATTGAAGCTTATGACCTAAGCGCAAGCATTGCATTGACAGCTACTCCAGCTTTATTAGAACCAGCAAGCACTTTAGCTGGTGCAAGTGGCATTACTTATGATGCTTCCACAGGTGTGTTTACTTTTGTTGCTGCTGGAGATTACAACTTATCTTTGGTAATCAATGCTCAAGCAACTGGTGCAGGACAATCTGTTTATGTTTATGCTGAAAAGAATCTAGGTTCTGGCTGGGTAGTAAATGCCAACTCTGGAAAATCTTATCAATTAGCCAATGGACAGCAAACCCAAGTAATTTATGCCAATGCTGTTTATCGTCAAGCTGGTGAACAAACTAGATACTGGATTTATTCTAATAGCACTAATGTGGTACTAAAAACTACTGCATTGCCAGGCTCTGTAGGAGCTAGTGTTCCAGCAATTAGAATCCAATATAACTAAGGATTAAACATGGGTGCTCCCAACTCAACAGTAGACCAAAATCTACTGCCTGTTCAGGCTTATTTTGATGTTTTTGGTAATTTTCAGACTTTTATTGGTCAAGGAAAGCCTTTTTATGCTACCTCTAATCCAATTCAATCAGGTCTTACAATCACCAATAGCACTCTAGATAGTTCGCCTATTGGTAGCACCTCTCCTTCTACTGCTGTTTTTACAGATATGAAAACTACTACTGGGCAAGTTTCTGCCCAGCCAGTAGCAGCAAATGATTTAGTAAACCTTCTTGCTTTGCAATCTTATGCAGCAGGAATTAGCTGGAAGCAGCCTTGTGTAGTAGCAACTCTTGCTCCTATTACCCTTTCAGGACTTCAAACTATTGATGGTCATGCTGTAGTAGCAGGTAATCGAGTTCTTGTAAAAAACCAAGGAACTGCTTCACAAAATGGCATTTATTTAGCTTCAGCAAGTGCTTGGACAAGAGCATTAGATGCTAATACTTGGAATGAATTGATTTGTGCTATTACCTTTATTGAGTATGGCACTCAAGCTGGTGGCGCATGGTTCTGCACAGCGCAAGATGGCGGTACTATTGATGTAACAGCTAATAACTGGTCGCAATTTACCACTTCTGCTACTTATACAGCAGGAACAGGACTAACCCTTACAGGCTTTCAATTTAGCATTACCAATACTGGTGTGGCTGCTTCTACTTATGGTTCAGCAACCGCTACTCCTGTTTTTGCAGTAAATGCTCAAGGTCAAATCACTTCTGTAACCAATACCACTATTACTCCTGCGATTGGCAATGTAACTGGTCTTGGAACTAATATGCTGGCTTTCTTGCAGACTCCTACTTCTGCAAACTTAGCTGCCACAGTAACCGATGAAACAGGCTCAGGAGCACTTGTATTTAATACAAGCCCTACCTTTATCACCCCAGCTCTAGGAACTCCTGCAAGCGGTGTTTTAACCAATGCTACAGGCTTGCCTTTGTCTACTGGGGTAACTGGTACTCTTGGTGTAGCAAATGGCGGTACAGGGCTTTCTACTACTCCTGCTAATGGTGCATTAGATATTGGCAATGGAACAGGATTTACTAGAGCAACATTAACTGCTGGAACTGCAATTAGCATTACAAATGGTGCAGGTTCTATTTCTATTGCCAATACTGGTGTTACCTCTTTAGTTGCAGGAAGTGGTATTAGTGTTTCAGCTTCTACTGGAGCAGTTACTGTAAGTGCTACAAATTCTATGGTTTATCCTGGTGCTGGCATTCCAAATAGCACAGGTAGCGCATGGGGAACTAGTTATTCAACAACAGGAAGCGGTACAGTTGTTGCATTGCAAACAAGCCCAAGCTTTACAACCCCATCTTTAGGTGTTGCAAGCGCAACAAGTTTGGCTGTAACTGCATCAGCTCTTACTTCTTCTAATACAAGCGCATTAGGTGTTGGCGGTACTTTAAGCTTTAGTGATACAGGAATTATTGCTCATACTGTTGCAAGCACCAATAGCTATTTGCAACAAGTTATACAAAACACTAATGCTGGTGCTTCTGCTTCTGCTGAATTTATTGCTTACAACAATAATGGAACAGCTTCAACTAATTATGCAACTTTTGGTATTAACTCAAGCGGATATACAGGCACAGGCTCAATCAATGCTGCTGGATATGGTTATTTTTTAAGCGGTAGCACAGATATTGTGATTGGCACTATTGGTGCTAATAACATTCATTTAACAACCAATTCCCAAGCAACCGATGCAATAACAATCAATACAAATAATGCAGTAGCATTTAATGGCTCTTATGGAACTGCTGGATATTTGTTGCAATCTAATGGCTCAGGCGCAGCAAATACTTATGTTGCCCCATCCTCTTTAACAGTAGGAACAGCAACAAATGCTACTAATGCCACAAATACAGCAATTACAGACAATACAAGTTCAAGTGCTACATGGTATCCAACCATTGTATCTACAACAACTGGTAATTTGCCACAAACAACCAGCTCTACAAAATTAAGTTTTGTTCCTTCTACTGGAGTTTTAACTGCTACTGGATTTAGCGGAGCAGGTTCATCTTTAACAAGCTTAAATGCAAGCAATATTTCAAGCGGAACTTTAGCTGTTTCTTATGGTGGTACTGGTTTAAATAGCCTTACTGCTGGCTATATTCCTTATGGAAATGGCACAAGTGCATTTTCAAGCGGTTCTACACTTTCTTTTGTATCAAATATTTTAAGCATAGGAACTGCTGGCTCATCTTTAATCAATGTCAATTATGGTGGTACTACTGAATCATCAATGGCATTTTGGTCTAATAATATTGCCACTCCATCTTCAACAAACAATTTTATTATTGGAATGGATTCTGCTGCAAATGGTGGCGGTGCATTTATTTGGAATAGAAATAACAATTATTTAAAATTTGGTGTAAATAATGGAGAAGTTGGAAGATTTAATCCAGGCGGTCAATTAACCCTTCCTAATCAACCAACATTTAGAGTTGCTTTGACAAACAATGGGGACCAAACCTATACAAATGCAACATTGCCATTTAATGTGGTTATCTACAATAGAGGCGGTGGCACTTTTAATACAGGAACTTATACTTATACAATTCCTGTAGCTGGTCAATGGCTGTTTTATACCTGCAATTATGGAACCTCATCGGCTGGTTCAGCAACAATGTATAACCAG